ATTCTACTAGGGAATACTTTATGTCGAAATTGTAATCACTATTGCCATACATCATACAATAATTCATAATGGCAAACATAGATATTGATAGTTATTTATGGACAGAAACATATGATGGGTGATAATTTACTGAAATTTACCAATTCTGACACCACTAATCTGTTGGGATGAATTTTAATAACAATTTATACATAGAAATAATAAGTGCCGTGAGCGAGCTATAAGGGGTATTTAAATGAATCATAATTAAATAATAATAAACTTGACATTTAGTACTGATGATATTATATTGGTTTTAATGTAATTAAAAGGAGGGGTGATGAGAAATTGTTTTTCAATATTTAAAATAGTAGTTGTACCGATCTATATTGCATATTTGTTATTGGCGTCAATCGCAACTGTTTCAGAGTACCTGATATGGTTCATAACGGATACTGGTAAAGTTGGAGTAACTATTGATAATGCTGTGGATATCAGTATGGAATGGATGGGTTTCTATAAGAATGAGGAGGGTTAATGAGTGATTATAATATGATAAGTGGGTTGGAAGTAGTGATTAGAGATCTATCTAAACTTAAAATAACTAAAGTGAAACCTTGGGTAGTATATTTCACTTATTGCAATTCTAAGTTTTTTATTAAAGCTGTTGAGAATAATTGTAGTGAATATTATGGTGGTCGATATGATTATGATTTATATTTTCGCAGTAATAACAAGGCGGTATTGCTAAATAGTACATCGGTGTTTAATATAGGGATTGAAGACATTAAAAGTCACATTTCACAACCAAATAATCAGATAGATAAACGAGCATTTTGCGATATAGTTAAACCGTTTATAGTATTGATGGATGAAAGATGGTGGGAGTAATGAAGAAATTATTGTGGAGATTGAGTATTATAGTAGCGTTTCCTGTTTGGAGTGTGTTAGCGATGCTAACGACATCGGCGATGGTATTTGAGATACTACTTTGGTTAATTACTGGTATTAACAAGTTTGGATACACTTTCAAAATACAGGCAAATATAATTGATATTTACATGAAAAAACTAATAAAGGAGTTGAGTAATGACTGATTTTTACAAAGAAAAATTAAAAACAATTAAGAGGAAACTTGGTAATTTTGATAACATTGTATTTCATGAGAAATCACACACATACAATATACCAATGATAAATTACACATTTCCGATAAGTGGTACAGGGTGGATAAAGAAGTTTCATAAACCATTTGATCCCGATGGACACATAGTGACTGCAATAGCTAAAAGAGAGCGAGTTAGTATTCAAGATGTAAAGGATAGGTGGCAGGAGAAGGCTGATTTTGCTTGTACAAGAGGCAATTATATTCATGAATACATGGAGCAAAAGGGATATGGTGTTGATGCAATATACGAAGGTGAGGATGAAGTATTAAGACAACAAACGGACAACTACTGGAAAGATTACTTTGAAAGTGGAAAATATACTGCAATTGCTCCCGAAGTTATATTAGGATCAATAGATTATGAGGTTGCTGGTTCTGGTGATTTATTAGCAATTGATCGTAATGGTAAAGTAGTATTGATTGATTATAAAACTAGCAAGGATATAGATACCTATAGTAAATATGGTAATGAAATGTTACATCCGTTTAATAAATACCAAGAATGTAATTTTGTAAAATATAGTTTACAATTGAGTTTATACAAGGTGCTGTTAAAAGATGTTGCAGGTATAGATGTAGATACATTAGAAATAGTGTGGTTCCATAAAAAGAATGAAAATTACGAAGTAATA